GTTTCTACCTATAAGGGCAACTACAGGCAATGATACTTTCTTTTTGTTGTCGATATAACTTAAACGTTCTTTACATTCACCCCATTTCAAAACAATTTCAGGCCCTATCATTTCAATTTCCCGAACAACTTCAATAGTAACTTTCTTTACTTCATCATCTTTGCGTTCTTTGTAATCAGGTTTAAGGATTTTAAAGACTTCCTCGCCTGTATGTTGATTGGTAAATACTTTTGCCCGAATAGTTTTTCTGGACTTCCACTTCATCACCATTACACGTATTCTGTTTCTTGCATTTGAATCATACCAATTGCGATATGATATACCGGAAGCACAATTATTGTAACCATATGAATCTACGCCATTTCTGGCACCAAAAGTAAAAGGTTCATCAAGCAGTTTGCCTGACTCCATTTTGGCGAACATAGCATCTATCTTATCAATTTTTTCTTTATCAAGTTCGTATTTATTAAGGATTTCGTTTTTGGTATGGAAAGGGAAAGCAGCAAAAATATTTATGTCAGTTTGAATTTCTTCGTCAGGATTAATGTCAATATAACTCTCATCATATTTGGCACGCTTAATTGTAGGGTGCCCATCTTTTTCATCTATCCAGGCTATCGTCTGTTCTCCGATAAGGAAGTCCAATAAAAGCGCTTTAAGCTTTCTTTTTTCTTTATTAGCCTCAAGTACCTGTTCTACGATATCCTCTCCCAATTCCTCTGAATTGGTTTTGTAGTCTTTGGCGAAAAATTCTTCCACATCGTCAGGTAAGTCAATTTCCGGATCTTCTGTTTCAGGAACAAAGCCAAGTTCATTTTCCATTTTCGCATTCAGCTCTCTGAATATCTCTTCCGAGATATACTTGATTTTTTCGTCAAGCTTTGAGTTGATAGCATCTTTATTTATGGAATACAGTTTCTTCTTTACCGGTGCTAAAAAATACTCTGATGCAAGCTGGTCAACAATCATTTCGCATAGCGGGTAAATCATGTATTCCACGCCAAGTTCAAAACCATATTGTTTTGTCATTGAGTCGTTGGCTTTCTGTTCTTTCGGACTTAGCTCACATGAATACCGGCGGTAGTATTTAGCAATATTTTCGTTGCGAAAAACAGAAGTATCGTTTCCGATATATTCGATCATTCGATTTGCGTGGTCCAAGTAAACTTTCTCTGTCCACTTGCTTTCAGGCAAATTCTGATTAGGCAATTCAAACTGTTGGTAGTTCATTTTATTTGGCGTTTAATTTATCCTATTATTCCGTTATATGTAGTTTTATTATAATTGTTTTTATCATTAGAGGCTACAGTATTCAATATATTTTTCAACTTTTCTGGAGTATAATATCTTGCTGTCTCTCCTGTTTTTTCATTTTCCATTAACCTTTTAATCATTTGGTCATCAATAGCTTGTCCAGGAGTAACATTTAAAAATTGTCTCATTTCCATTATCCTCGGATACAACTCTCCATTTTGCCCCATGTAAGCAGCGTGTTCAATTCTATTTTGAGCATTTAATTGTCCGAATTCTTTTTTAACAGAACCAATAGTATCAAGCTTATGCTTGTCACGCAAAGAACTGAGAGGGCCAGAGTCTTTCATTAAATATTTCGATAGGTTATTGCTTATATCACCAGAGGCATGCGTATATTCATGTGTTGCTGTTCCTACTGATGGTTCTCCATAAAAATCTATATTACCTGTATAATATTCTCCATGAACTCCAAAGACTTCTGCTTTTGTTTTAGAAGTTGTTTCCCATAAATTTTCAAGTCCTTTTTGAAATACAGAATTATCTACACCTAAATCAGTTTTATCAATAGAAACTTGACTCGACATATTTTCTCTATACCTTTTTCTTGTTTCAGGATGTGCCATCCAATTTTTTACAAAATCTCTTCCTTTAGATTCATTTTTTGACTTCTTTTCTTTATCATCAAAATAATTAAGATAAGGATCTCTTGTCCTACTTTTTATTTCATCAAAATTTAAAGGTTTATCATCTACCATTTTTTTGGCATTTAGTTATTGACACGTTTTTCGATTTCTTCCCTTACCTGTTTTACAAACGGATCTTCGTCATCCATTCTTTGAAGCTCTTGTGCTTCTCTTTGCTGTTCTTTTAATTTTTGCTTTTTTATCGCCACTAAGTTAAGATATTTTTCTCTTTCATTTCCATCAAGATGCAGACGTGGATCAAAGGTTTCTATATTGTCATTTCTCTGAGTGTTTCCATAGGATTGTACTTGTAATTCTCCGTTACTATCAACGTAGGTATATTCTAAATCCATAAGTATATCTGTGGCATCATAGACCTCTATGTCGTCCGAAATTTCGTCGAACATATCTAATTTTGTTATCAAGCACATTCCTAAAGCCATTGCAATATCTGTATTGCCATCGCCATATTCTATCAAATCCAGTAAGATTAAGTCCAGCCATATATTTAACGCATTGTGGTTAGTTTCATGTTTAAGTAATCTTGTGATAATTCCTTTCATTTCCCCTTTCACGTGTACCCCATAAGTTTGTCTTCCCTTATTGGCTATTGCCTCATTCCTTAAAATTGGTTTTAAAGTCAAATGTCTTTGAGCACCACAATCCTCAAAATAATTGATAATCATAATCTTTGAATATTCCACCAATGTACGCATTTTGTACATTACACAAAGTTTAAGGGAATTACTGTAGAATGTATCATCTGATGAAGAGTCTCCACGCTCATAAACCATCGCTACAGGCATATTATAATCTTTAGTCATTCCGTTAAAAACTCTATAAGCCAATGTGCATCCAAGTGAACCTGTATTTTCAGGAACTACCTCGTCATAACTGTCAGTTCCTCCAATATCGGCATCATAAGCCATTCCAGGTTCATTAACAGGATCTGTAATTACATATACTGTTCCGAGTTCATCTTCTACAAACTTGACTTTACTGTTATTTGTAATATGAAGTTTATCGCGTTCTTTTTGTGTCTGGCATCGTGCCAATTGCATTTCAAGTACAGGTTCATATACCCACTCCAATCTTCCTCTTTTTGGAGTATAAGCTTTCTCGCCATCATATACCCTCTGTAACTGACCGTTTAAAATAATACGGTTAAGTTTACCTCCCGAGGTTTTTAAGAACAGATGCGCTTCCTCTGTTGGTCTGGATTGTATTTCTTTAATATATCCATCACGAGATTTACTTGCTTTACGCCTACGTTCTAAAATATGTTTTAACGCTTCAATTTCGTTGGTTCTTCCTGTGATAGGATCAAAGAAATTAACACCTCGTTCCATTTCATCATCTTCATCAGTTTCATCGTTTCCGGGATAATACATATAAGCTGGAATAAACAGCTTTTTCATATTGTATGAATCAGGACTGTCATAGATGATTTTCATATCCCGAGAACCTTTGTCAACTTCACCGCCTGTTCCGTACAACATAGGTACTCCGAACTGCGTTCCACCTTCCATAAAGCAAGGTTCTGATGCTTTATAGGACTTAATCAGGTTATCTTGTAGTCCTATTTCTTCAAAAATAAAGAATGAATAGCTTCCACCCTCAAATGCTGATGGATCGCTAAAGAATGTTTTTACGGTAAGCATAGAACCAATACCTTCCTCTTTCTGAACTTTGTTTTCGTTTACTTTATAGCAAAGTTTAAGCTCTGTTTTGTTTTTTCTGTAGGAAACCTTATACTCTTCCCTTAGATTTTCAAGAGATTTCTGTACTTTCTTGAATAAATCTATGGCTTTATCTTCTTTTCCCGCACCAATAGCTGTTTCGTTGTCCAAAAAGAACAATAAGTTCCATAATGTCATACAGTCGCCTATATAACTCAATCCCATACGCCTTGCCTTACCGATTATCAGTCCGTAACCCAAGAACCCGGCCTTTTCTATTTCCAAAAACAGTAAATGGTCAAGTACTCTGTAAAAAGGATAACCCAATTGCTTCTTTGCGGCGCCAACCTTTAACATCATTATCTGAAGCATATTCAAATAGAAATAATGTGGGCCTGTTATACGAGGATACTGTACACCATCTACGATAGGCGCATAACCCTCAAGGCATCTTTTGTCCTGTTCATCCCAAAAGTCATCGTAAGCAAGTGTACCGCGTTCCAGATAGGGTACTTCATTGTAAGCAAGTGGTGAATAGTGTTTGGAATTAAAGCCTTCGATTACAGGTATCTCAAATTCAAAGTAGTTGGATTTACCTTTTCCGTTATAGCGGGCACCCCTAACATCGTGATTGTTGTTTAGGACTGTGTACTTACTGAAACGCTCTTCGGCTTTGGATTTTTTCATATAGTTTTAAATAAGGGGCTACCATAAGATAACCCCCATTAAATTGGACAAAGTAAAAAGTCAGAAAAAACCGTTATCCAAAATTTTATCTCCCTTTGTAATAAAAGGAATTCTTATCCAGTTGCTTTTCTTCAAGCCTGGTTAGTTTATAGCCGTTTCTGACAGGGCCATCAGCATAAATGTCGTTACTCTCGTTCTCTTTCTTAAAGTTCTCCACAAACGATTTAATAACGTTCAGTTGTTTAAATAAGTCAACCATTTTCTCTTCATCACGCTTGTGATAATCTTCTTCTTTGGTACGGTTCTCTGGCCCTATAACATAAATATTGGCTTTCCGGATTACTGACTGCTTTTCCTTTTCTGAAAATGTCTGCCAATCCAAATCGCCAACCAATTTTTTGATTTCCCGGTATTCACCGATCAAATCTTCTATGTTATCCATTGTCGCCTCTTCCGTAGGCACAAAAGAATTCTTCTCTTTCTGCGAGGTAATCTCCTTCATTTTCTCTCGAAGCATAAAATCCAAAGACACCTTTTCCTCAACCACCGGATTGTACTGAAGCTCTTTGTATTTTAAAAGCGCTACTTGAATAAGTTCCTGATCCCATACAAAAGCACGTCTGTTTCCCCTTGTGGCCTGTTCCATTGCCTTAAACGGTCTGTCATTGATATGATAATGCCTAATAGGCGTAAGGTAATCTGCCGTAAGTGCTATAGCCGTAAAACATTGTATGCCCAAATCAGGATTGTTTATTACGTCACGAAACTCGCCTATAGCCATTACGCCATCGAATTCCTTGTGCATTTTTACAAGCCCGGTTACTGGATCAAGATCTGTCAAGTACATCTAATCTACTTTATGCTTGTAACATTCATCAGGATGTGATTGAGCATACTGTCTGCTTACAAACTCTCCTGTCTTTGCCGATTTCCAAATCTTTCCGGATACAGGTGCTTTATCAGATTTAATTCCAAGCTTTTTAGCAATTTCAGGGTGCTCTTTTATCGCTTGCTCAATAGGACCTTGTTGCTTGTCAACCTTAATCAATTTCTTTTCTGAAGCTTTCTCCGCCTCACGCATCTTAAACTCAGATTCAGTCATACTCAAAGATGGATTTTCTTTAAGCATCTTCTCAAGATAATTGAATAGTTGTGCCGGACTCATAGCCATACCAAAATCATCTTTCAGCCTCTTACCCAATTCTGCCAAGATCTCGTGTTGCTTTTTGTCAATAGGCGTAATAGCCTTAAACAATTCCTCAAGTAGTTCTATCTTTTTATCCTTAGTAATACCACCATACTTATGACAGTTATTTATGGTCATTCCGACATTCTCTATCTCCTGAACCATCTTTCCCAATAACTCAAGGTAAACCGTAAGTTTGGAAGTTTCTATAAATTTTAAATCTTTTGACATAACTATAGTATTACCCATTTATCTTCAACCAAAACTAACTTTGCACCAGCAATAAAAGTAACAGTGCTATCACTCTTCTGTCCTATAGCCTCTTTGATACAAACAAGAACACCCAAGTCACTTATCTGCATTGCCGTAGTCACGTGTTCCCATCCCAAAAAGTCATTGTAAGTTTTAGCAATTAACCGCCATACATTCATTTCGTTGCCATAAGTCTCAGTCTTTGACGAAGTCTCCAACCTTTTCTCTTCCTTTTCAGCCTCTTGCCTATGAAACTCATCAAGTTCCTGCTCACTGAACGTAATTGGCGGTGCATTAACCTCCCCTGTTTCTTCCGAATCGTTAAAACGATCCTCTACTTGTGAAACCTTCCCGATCAATTCAGCATCTGGTATGCGGTTCGTCTTTTTCTTCTTTGTAACCTTCCTTTTCAAAGGCTTGTGCTTACTGTCTTCCATTTTTCTGATTTTTGGATTATTAATACCACAAATCTAACAAATATTTTATAAAAAAAAACTCCCGCCCAAGGTAGTGGACGGAAGCTTTCAAATATTAACCAAAACATATATGAAAAGAGGACACCAATCCCCCGCGAGCATTCTACAACCAAGAAATCCCTGCGTACCAAAGCAAGGATTTCAATACTGTCTTCCCGAAAAAGACCTTATGTAGCGATTTTATCATATGCAAATGTAAAACATATTTCCCAATAAAACAATAACCCGCCCAAAATCAGAGACTAAGGGCAGGCTATAGACATTAATTAAAAACAGTTACAAGGCAAATATAACCATTTCTTTTTAATCACCATCATCTTCCAATCCAGGTGGCGGTAACGGCCTGTCCAGATGAACCTCCTCCCCGATCTCTCTTCTTAATAACCTTTCCATAATATACCAATTTAAAGTTCATCACCAAAGATACTCAAATTACTACATATAAGCCTTTCTAAGATACCTTACTCCCTTACCCCTTCCCTTTACATCTCTCACATCTAAGTACCCTTATAAAGCCTTCATCAGTAGTAGGCATAACACATATATAAAAAAAATATTTTTTAGGCAGGAAGTTTCGGGGGCGGAACAGTATTGGTTTTTGGCCGGTGCCTTATCTCATTTTTGGGATAGGGGGTGGCCTTGAAACAAATACAAAAAGAGAGTCTTTAGACTCAAAACAAATGTTTAATCTAAATCTATTACAATGAAAGCAGTAAAAGCGAAAGCTAAACAAACAGTGAAGAAATCACTAAGACAAACATCGGAAGATGTAACGTACAAAGGCATAGGATATGCCATTAAAATCCTTGATGGATTAAAAGAAGTAGCCATCGGCGCCTACAATGGAACATCACGTGCCATAGCAGATTACCAAGCTAACGACAACGATCTATAGTCATGAAAGCACTAACATTCATGGAGAAACTCCAACAGTCAATGGATCAAGAACGTAATAAGATAGCACAAATGAGCTACAAAGAACGCGAAGCCTACTTATGGCCAACATTACATAACAAAACAACTAAAAGCTAAACCAATGAGCTACGAATCATCATTCACAATCAGTCTTATCCAAATGGATATTCAGACTACCAAGTTGTCAATGCACAACTTAAAACTACAATCAGGCAGGCCAGAGGACCTTGCCTCACAATATGACTATCTAAGCAACAAGCTATCAGAGCTTGAATTAGAACTGTCATTACTAAACTAAACGGCTAACAGCGTGGCCGAAACACGCTTAACTTAAATATATATTCAAATGAAAACAACAATCACAATCACTGTTAAAACAGCTGATCCAGTATTAGGCATTAGCAGGAGGCTTGTAAAGCTTCCAACACAAATCAGAATCACACAAGATTCCAACGACAACATCGTAAGATGTCTGTCACCACATCGTAACACAGCACCACTGCATTATACTATAAGACAAGTGATGATGTTACCATCAAGAATAAACAAATGAAAGCACCAGACAATCTAACCGTATGGTTCTGGACACTATTCATAATACGAGAGTACACATACACATCGTGTTGTGACGAAAAAACATATTATCAATACAGAGGTAAGAAATTCGCTACAAGCTATTGCTTGTCAGATATCTATCATCTAACCTCAACCAAAGCAGTTAGAGTATTCTAATTGCAGGGCATATGGTACTGAACCACCATATGCTCACTAACCAGCACGAAGTCCTGTGCGCTAAATATAGGCAGCATTTAAAATGAAAGCAACCATCATTTCAACAGGAGCAAATTACACAGTAACATTAGAGAATGGTCAAAAAGGATTACATCCTCAACCTAAAGCAGATCTTAGCGAAGCTAAATATGCTAAACTCTTAACAAAGAACTTCGGTTACGACTTCGGAGTAAACGATCAGGTCAATGCACAATTTGTCGTAGACAAAATAGACCAAGTATTATGTACTGTCGAAGACGACTTCGATCCAAACCTTAATACTATTGAACCATCTACAGGTGAAGTAACACCTGTTATAACCGCGGAACATCCGCAACAACCATTTATTAATCCATTAAAACCAGAAACAATGGAAACAACAAACAATGCGCCTAAAGCGCCAAAGGCTAAAGCACAAGCTAAAGCCAAACCACAACCAGCTATCGAAGCTGAAGTTATTAAAGAGCCTAAACATTCTATGTTGGCTAAATCCAGAGGTATCAGCGCCAGACTCGCAGAGACTGGAATACGTGGCGTAGGCATAGCCGGCTGTACATTCTTCTATGGAATAGCAGATCTCGCTACATTATCCGGAGACCTATGGGCTCAAGGAGCAGCAGCTGCAATTAAACCATTGGGAACTCATCCCGATGCAACACGTTCTGAAATAGCTGATACTATTAAACTCTCAGCTAATAAAACATTGGCCACTGTCTATACAGTGCCATTAATAGCTTATTCAGCTATTACAAAGCCAAAGGCTATCGTAGACAAGGCTGTAAACAAAGCTGATCTTCAACCTGCAGTTTAATGACACGTAGGAATTACAAAGACATAATGCACTTGGCTGTAAAGCCGAGTGCTTTGTTTAAGTTGGAAGAGCAAGAGGCAAAGCCTATTGACGAAGGATACGTAACACGTGGCTCATTAATGTTCGGAGGTATGTGTGCCGTAGGCGCAATGGCAATGGGTGCCGCTGTAAGCACTTATATATTCTTCGGAGTGGTAACACTCGGGGGAATTATCGCTATCGTTGAGTCAAATGCCTGGCTCAAGAAGATGGCAACCAAAGGATCACTGCTGATAGACATAGGTCTATTCGGCTTTACCATCTATGCATCTGCTGCATTAGGTGTAACTGTAGCCGCTGCATTTACAGTGGCTGGACTTGGATGGACATTAGTCTATGCAAGGTATTTACGTAGAAATGAAATGAAACAATTAATGCAAAACTGTAAAGATGAAAACAATCTGTAAATTAATGGCTGTCGATTACGACAACTACACCGGTAAATTCTATACTCGTAAAGAGAATGAAACCAAATGGGAAGTGATTACTGTTAACATCGATCCATTCTTAATGTATCGTATTGTCAATGGTGATAAGAGATTAAAAACAAGTCAAAGACTTGTAAACTTTGAGTTCGTGTCTGAACCTGATTCTCAGGTGTATTCACACAATCCATTTCAATTGAACCACTTCATTCCTATGAAGGATTCTACCATTCCGGAACACTATACTTTAACTACTGTTGACCAGTTCACCGTGAAGCTACGCCAGCAAATTAATATGAAGATGGTAGACTATGAGAATGTGGCACACTTGCTAAACAAATTTATCCGTAATCAGGTATGTGAATTTGAGAAGATGCTTGATCCATCTAAACGGCCTTATGTGCCGGCTCAAGTTAAGACTGCAGTTGTTCGTTAGAACGCCAAAGGTCTGGTATCATTATCTATCTCGGCATTAACAGTGGTATCTCGGCTTACAGAGTTTGTAGGTACCACTATGCGATGTGGGTATGACTTAGGGCTGTTAAGCTTGTGGGCGTGCTGTATGTTAACCACATATACAAATGGTTTACTGGTTTCCAACAGAAGCCTGTACCTCACAAGCTCTTTCAATCCTATGTAGTAGGAGTTACGCTTGAACTGATCTTGGAACTGTGGGTAACGCATTTCAATGGATACACACTTGACTTTATCTGTACTGCTGTGCAGTCTGCTCATAACCAAATGCCATAGCTTTAGCGTTGGCCACTGTAACTGTGCAAGAAGTTCATCTGTGTAATGTGAGATCTTATAATACTCTCGGGGATAACCGTAGGTAACTTGGCTATAACCTTTTAATAGGAACTCTCGTTCATTGGAGTCAACCCATAGGTCAATGTCTGTAATCATAATAACTGGCTTTAAATTAATAGTACAAATATATGTATTTTGTTTGTCTACACAAACAACTATTTTTCAAAAGGCAGTATTGATTGCGTACACAAACACTTTATTTTCCTGTATCCCTTGGTATCACTGGTCAAACTAAGGATTTGGCCTATAGGCATTAGTACTATATATACCTATAGCCTAAATGACAGCCTTCCGCTACGCTTTTCTGTCCTACGAGGCTGAAGACTTGCGAGGAATAGCTGAGAAGCACTTGAAAGAAAAAAAAAGGGGTATTTAGTTATGGTTTAATATGGCCAAAGGCGA